GACTGTTCATGGTTTTATGATCTGCAGGCAATGCTTTAAAATCTTTCCAAAAGTGCTCGTTATACGCTAAAATCTGTATTGCTTGTTCTATTGTGGTGATTGATTTATGTGTAGTTTTAGACATAGCTGTTTCTTGATAATTACAGTATAACATAGATGGTAATATTGTCAACCACCGTTATGTGCATACTTTATGAAACTTAAGAAACGAAGAAAAATCTCAGTAAAAGCAGTGAAGAAAGTTCGCTATCAGGTCAAGCAGGCATTGGTAAAACGTGCTGGCATCAAGAACTACAGGCCCACACTAGCACAGGCACAGAGTTGGTTCCGCATATTAAACAAAGGATTGTTTGAAAATCGTTTGCACATGCCTCCCATGGAACTCCGTCAGTTAACAGATTGTTTGGGACAATGTTTTTGCATATGGGACGCAAGAAAAATTAAAGCTGTTAACAAGCGAGCATTGCCAGTGGATCAACTGCCTCATAAAGGTATTGAATTTAAAATTGAATTAAGAAAACGCTTCGACACCTGGAAAGACTTTATCGAAACTCTTGCACACGAAATGGTTCATCTGCATCAAATGACCATTGACCGGGACATCTATTCCAATCATAACGCAAACTTCTATCGCTGGCGAAATAAATTTAACCGGCTTGGTTTAGGACTTTGTTATTAAACTCCGCGTAGGTCATCTTAAAAGTATTCTTTAGGTCTGTTCCTGTCTGCATATGATTAAAATATTCAGGAGGATTGTCATGCACGAGCGTAAAATTACAGTACGGTCTTTGTTTGATTATTCGTCTTAGGGTAGAATACCATGCTTCAAAAATATCACCGCCGTTTCTTTCTCCGTAATTTTCTGTGTCCTGGTACATGTTGTTCAGTTGCCCTGGACCATACTCTCGAAAATCATATCCTATCAGGTAGATGTTTTTATGGCCATGCACAGTGGCAGTCCATATCGCCTGATTACCGCTGGTGTAATGAGGATTACGAGGGATCAGTGTTAGTCCTTTGTTTCTGTTGACCTCCAACGTTGGAGCGTAACAAACACATTTTTCGTACACTTTATCCTCGCTGAGTTTTTTGCTCATTGGTGCGTCCACACTGAACAGATAGTCAGGAACAAAGTCTCTGTACAGAGCATTACATCCATAGGTTTGTCCAGACTCTGTCAATGATGTAAGATCGAATCCTTTTCTGGATGGGCCATTACCTATGCAGTATGCATTGCCCCTGGGCACTGCTTTAACCGTGTCCTCAAAATATTTTGTTTCTTGTATTTTCTTACCTCCACGTATGATAGTTTTTACTATCACAGTTTCGCCTGTGTACGGTGTCCACTCTATGGGTTCAACGACATTTGTATTTGATAAATTTACAGTCTTCATTTGATATATTTCTCCAACAGTCTTTCTCTGAGTCTCTTCCATGGTAACCCCAAACCAATCTCTTCTGTGGTCCACTCTGTGTAGGCTAATTGGTGTGCCCAATTTACTCTGTTTGGCTGAGCTGGTTGTGCAATGTCTGCCAGTGTGTGATTGCCCACATCATAGCACAGACTAGATTCTGATACAAACACAGGTATACCGTTTAATATTGATTCTATAGCCGGGTTGCTGGAATGATTCACCACTGCCCACGTGGAACGTAGCACTTTTTTAAAATCAGTATCGTCGTATGTGCTGTAGTCTTTCTTGGGAAGGTTAACTCTCACGTGAGGGTATTTTGTTTCGTCAAAATCAAATACATTTCTAGGATGAGGACGTATCACTATGGGTTTGTCGCAGTACTTCCTTATTTCTTTAATCCTTTGTTCGCACCAGTTTTTAGGTTGGGGCAATCCTTTCCACTGTTCGCTGGTATGGTGCTGTCCACATATCACAATGACATTTCCGGTCTTCTGCCACGGCTTCAACTCTAATTTAAACAACGGCCATCTTTTATCATCATAGGATTGATTGGCAAAGTCGGCGTCTCGGTTAATGCCATTGATGCCCATCTTCCACGTGGTGTTTCTCAGCAGTCCTCCCACTTCTAACACTACCACAGGTTTGCCCTGGGAACGAAAGTCATCCCAAACTTTTTTATTGCCAGCCATTCTGCCTTGCCATAGCACAGACCATATCACAGCTACATCACAGGTATTGTCATACTTGTTAAGAACTATTTTTTCACCTTTGGATTGTAGATGTTTTATCAAGGCCGCAAACACCGGCTGTGAGTTAAGACTGCCAAGCTCTGGAAACAGTGCTATCTTCATCTCCAGGTACTCGGGGCTTTCTTCCAATAGTCTACATCCAGTACATTTGCGGGTGCATCATCTCTAGGAGGTCTCAGATCGTTTCTTGCTGACGATCCCATGGTTTTTCTTTTGCCTTTGAAGTGATCCATGTACAGTCCAAGTTCACTGTTAATAAAAACGTGATGACCTTTCACACCTTTCCGGTAACCAATATCATTTACTTTTATATTGTGTTGTTGTTTGTATATTTTTGATAGATGCCAGAACACGTAAGAGTCGTGCCATTCTAACAATTTAAATAAACCGTTGGTTGTGTATAAATTTTCCCAGTCATTGATAAAATTCTGTATCTGTGGATGACGTAGATTATAGCCAACAAATCCACATTCGGGGTATTTGCCACCATCATTTTTTGTAGGATTCTCTCTGCCCAAATAGGTCAACATGGAATCTGTGGGTAACAAGGATTCTAAAAAGTTTCGAGGCATTGGACGAAAAGAGTAGGTATCAGCATCTAACCAAATCACATAATCATACTCTTTTTCTACGGATGTTCTCACAGCATGAACGACACAGAACACTTTGTTTGCAAATCTCACAGCATCAAACAGATAGGTTCCTTTGTTTTTATCATTGCCATTAAACTCAGGAAGTCTTCGTACCCCACCTGCTATCTCCTCTAACTCACCATTAGCAACAGGATCGTTCTTGTGCTTGTCTTTAAAGTCTATTAGAGCAGGTTGTACCTGATGTAGATCTATCCATTTTAATCTCGGATGAAACTTGTTAGTTTCTTCACACGGACCTTCGTGATATACATTAACAGCAATTTCTGGCCAATGGTCTAATACGCTTTGTACACATCGTTGTGCGTACTTGCTCCAAGTTCCAGGCTTATATGATGTTATGACTTTGATTTTCATTTATTGTCTATATTTAATCTAAAAATACATCTTATACTTTTTAATCCAGTCCCCACGCCAGTATCTCTGTGTCACAGGTTGTGCGAGGACAGAAGTCTGTATACTTCTTTACAAGCTCTGGGTAATTAAATATCTCTCCGTTATAAATTAATATATTACCACGAGGAGTTATCCACGGTTGTTTTGAATTCTCTGGATGATCTGTGATAGAAAGTAAATTATGTCCTAGCGTGATTTTATCATTTGACCATATACCTTGACCGTCTGGGCCTCTGTGAGAACATGCATTGATATACGACTGAATAAACTTTTCGTTGTTTTGTGTTATTCCGTATATGCCGCACATTAAAGACCTAGCTTTGATTTAAATCTTTTGTAAACAGTGCCGTCTTCAATTTCCCGAATACTCCACATTTTATATCCTAGGTCATGTAACCATTGAGTCCTGTCTGGATACTCTGGAGATTCAATCTTTGTTAAATCTTTATTTGCCACAGGCCAACACAGTGCAAGATCTGATGTACAAAATGTAGGTATGCCTCTTACGCAACTGTCTGTAGTGGCTGTGGAATTATGACTGACCACTGCGTGGCAGTTTGCAATCGCTTCTTGGAAATGAAACCTATAGTATTTCTTATCATCGCCTACAAAATGTTTCTTTCCTATAGCCACTTCCACATCTGCAGGGAATTCTTGCAACCTCTGCGATATATTATCTACATTGTTAGGATGTGGCCGCACAATAAATTTTCTTTTAGTTAACGGTCTCAGTACTTTATACACATTATTAAACCATTCAATGGGATCAAGCTCGTTCATGGACCAGTTGTCTTTAGGTTGTAAAACAAACAGTATAGGATCTTCAGGATTGGATACTCTCCATTCTTCATTTCTAACTTTAAAAAGTTTTCTCATCATTTCCCATCTATCCGAAGGCGAATTATCAGATAAAAAATCTCCATTGTTCATAGGAGTATTCAATGCAACTCTAAAATGGTGATCGGGTGATGTGGACACATTGCCAAAACTAGACAATAATCCTCCGTCGAATGTTATAACATGTGTGCCCTTGGCTTTGGCTCTCTCAACTAACTCCAATCTTCTACCTTTGGTATGATGTCGTTGATTGGTTCCTCCGTAGCCAAACATCACTGCTATAGGTGCTGTTGGCTCCATTTCTCCCTCAACTGTGGGGCCGGTTCTATTCTCATTAACTATAACCGGTTCGTCTCCTGCCGCCTTGATTCCTTTAGCCATTTGATATAATAAATCATAACTGTTGCCTCTCTTACGATCTTTAACTGTTCTTCTAAATATTTCAACTTTCATTTAACGCTTTCCATGCTGTACCGTTGGCCATTTCTGCCATGGTAAAATTACTGTATGCTAGACTTGAAAACAGTGCCATCCTGTCTCCGTATTTAGGCGTTTCTATTTTTGTAAAATCAGTTTCTGAAATTGGGAGGGCCGCACTGGCCTGGGTGCCACAGAACACAGGCACACCGTTGTGCAGGGCTTCTATCATGGTATTACTGTTAAAGGTGACCACAGCATGATATCTAGACCAATCGATCGGACCTTTCTGCTCTGTGGGTCTGTCCACTTTCACTGTTGCACCATATTGGTCTGTGGAGATATTGGGATTGTACGGCTTTTCTCTGATGTCCACAAATCTATCCGTGACTGCTGACAATGTTCGTAGAGTCTCTGCAATCCAGTCTGTGGCATTAAAAAAATTACTGATAGCAATGGTGGGAGGAAGAAACAATATGTCCTTTCCTGTTTTGTTCCAGGGTTTAAGTTCTCTTTTAAAATGTTTTTCATATCTGTCTGTGGGAACATTCTTTAACGTGGTCTGTGTGTGCCCGTTCTTTGTGACCCTTAACCAGTGCGGAGCATCGTGAGCATTGCCAAAATATCCATGATCCATAAAATAAAAATCTTTACCTTCTTTCTCACACCATTTGTATACCTCTCCAGATCCTGCAAGTATGCCATAGAATGCAAGAGTCTCTTCTGGTAAAGACTGCATCGTTTTAAAATCATAAATTTTATAAGGACCAGGAGTGCCTCTGACAAATGCATCCACATATCTCTGTGTTCGTGGTTTAGTGGTGTGTATGCCTGCTATGTTCATTTTCTATTTTGTTATTGTATTTCTTATAATTATACTATAAAATAACAGTATATTCAAACTTTATGTTAACCATATACGCACCCACAGATAAACCACAGAGCAAGTGCTGGAGAGTGTTTGATGGTATTAAACAGTCGTGGCCAGAAGCAGTAACAGTTGCAGACAACAGTGCGTCTGAAGCAACCACCCCTGCAATGTTTTGGGGATTTGTCAACAACAACACTCGACTGATACACCAGTTGGAACTAGCACAGCAGGATTATTATTTTACAGACACTCCATATTTTGGAAGATTTAACAATGCAGACCTCACAGACACCAATCATTTTTGGCGTATTTGTAAGAACAGGATACACGCACAGTTCATAAAAGATTGCCCCGAAGATAGATTTAAACGATTTAATATTGATATCAAACAGCGTCCTAATTACAAAGGAGAGTATATTTTAATCTGTCCTAGTTCGGCAGGGGTGGACAATTATCTACATGAGACTAATTGGTTGGTAAACACCATAACAGATATTGAAAGACACACAGACAGGCCAATACGAATAAGGAAAAAACCCAGAGGCAATGGCACATCTGGCCCGTCCGTAGCAAATATATCCATAGAAGAGGATTTGGAAAATGCCTGGGCATGTGTTACCAGTTGCTCCATCAGTGCCGTGGAAGCCGCAGTGAACGGAGTGCCTGTTTTCTGTCATTACAAAAGTTTTGCTAAGGTTATGGGATCAACGGATCTGTCAGAGATTGAAAATCCTTTTTATACCGATCCTTCACGTTGGTTGAACAGTCTGGCCTATCAACAGTTTACACCACAAGAATTTGCCAACGGTACTGCTGTGGGTATAATGAAAGATATAGGCATAATATGAACATAGTAAATACTCGTATATGAAAATTTTTATAACAGGAGTGGCCGGATTTTTAGGCTCACATCTTGCTGATTTAATGTTGGCTGGTGGACACACAGTTGCGGGTAATGACAATATGATCGGTGGCTACACAGATAATATACCACAGGATGTAGAGTTTCATCAAGTAGACTGCTGTGATCTAGAAAATTTAACCAAAGCAATGGAAGGCTGTGACATTGTGTATCATTGTGCGGCCACTGCATACGAAGGACTATCTGTTTTTTCACCAGTGCTAGTCACAAGAAATATTTTTGAAGCATCTGTTACAACCATTACAGCGGCCATACGAAACAAAGTTAAACGTATTGTGTACTGCTCGTCAATGGCAAGATACGGACATCATGAAGAAATGCCGTACCAAGAAACCTACGAATGTCGTCCGCAAGATCCTTACGGTATTGCAAAGAAAGCTGGGGAGGATGTTCTAAGAAATTTGTGTGAGACACATGGAGTAGAATATGTTATTGCTGTGCCACACAATATTGTTGGGCCAAGACAGAAATACGACGATCCATTTAGGAACGTGATGTCTATCATGTTGAATAGAATGCTACAAGGCAAACAGCCTATCATCTACGGAGATGGCAAGCAAAAAAGATGTTTCAGTTATATTGACGATTGTCTGTATTGTTTGAATGCTCTGGCTTTCCAAGACAATGTAATAGGCGAAACAGTTAACATTGGTCCAGACGAAGAACCTGTTACCATAAACGAACTAGCAGAAGCCTGTGCTAACGAAACAGGAATTAATCTAGATCCAATACATCATAAAGACAGACCCAAAGAAGTTAAACTAGCAACCTGTTCGTCAGACAAAGCCAGGCAGTTGTTGGGTTACAAGACCACGACTAATATGCGACAAGCAGTGAAAAAAACTGCTGAATACATTAGAACCAGAGGCACAAAAAAGTTTCAATATCATTTACCTCTAGAAATTATCAATGAGCATACTCCAAAAACGTGGAAAGATAAGTTAATATAATATCTTAAATTAAATTAGTAAAAAATTATTAACGAGTTTAACTCGAAAAAAGATTAATAACTTCTTTTTTCCACACATCAGCATACTCACAATCTCTATACCCATCAAACCATGGACCGCCTTCTGTGTAGTGTAGAATTTTAGGTGCCCCATCTTTGGGCTCTTTGTACCAGCCTACCAACCAGTTGTATTCATGTGGCAGGGAACCAATGTCCTCGTCCTCCAACCAACTAAATCTGTGTAGGAATTGCGGAGTTTCTTTGTTTAACAATTCTGGTGTGAGTATTTTATTTTTAGGATGAGCACAATTCCACAGTACCATTGATGACCAGTTCTTTCTTGGATACACAGTCTGCACCTGTCCGTCCATTTTAATATCGCCTTCTTTGGGAGTGTAGTCGTGTTGCACACATACCACTGCTTTAGAATCATCGCAGTATTGTTCTAGTTCTGTGGTGGGAACTTTCCAAACAAAGTCGCAGTCACAGAACACTGCCCATCCTTTATAATCATTTAGATAGGGTACAAAAAAACGAGTAAATGTAAATTCTGTTGTGGCTTGTTTATCAATGTCTCTGCGATACATACCATCGGCTCGCATATCTTTTTGTTTAAGTGGAACTACTTCTGAATTAGGATCTCTGCGTTTAATAGAATGTTCACATACCTGATATGATATGTCTTCTCTTGGATCCCATCCTACATATACTTTTAAGCTCATGTTATACTCTTCCGTTGATTACTTTGTATATATGTTTCCAGTTCTTTACTCTTGTAATTTCTCTGTGTTTAAATCTACGATTGTAACTGTGATCCACCAGTAATGGCCGTAATCCATAGTCCAATCCCAGCAGTGCATTCTCTGGTTTGTCTTCCACCCACCATAAATTCGTGCCATGGAACTCTGCTAGAGCAGAATCTTTGTCAGCACCGGTTTCTAGAATAATAAAGTTTTCAAACACAGTACCTCCAAACAGTTCTCGCAACCTTGTTTTCCTTAACTCCTGTGCGGGTCTGTCTGTGGTCTGTGATGTGATAGGGATAAAAGTCCATCCTTCTGCGTGTAACAGTTTGACCCAGGTCTGAGATTCCGTCATGGGATCTTGGTTGCTCATCCATGCTGAGTTGTTAAATTCTTTTATAAGTGATTCTTTAACATTTTTGTGTAACCCGTATCTTTTTTCCATGGAGTAAAGATTTTGTTTGCCAGGTTTTTGTTTATAGCCTTTGCCAGCCATCCACTTGGCAAAATGTTCTTCCCATTCCAGGAGTACACCGTCTACGTCTGTGAGTATGATTCTTCTATCTAATGGACGCATCTTCCATCCCCGCCACTCTCAATTTAACGATGTTGGTAAGTTGCCATTGCTTTTGATCTAATCCTTTTAGAATACCTAGCCATTTATTTCGTAGTAGAGCAAATTCATTTACAATTTTTTCCATGTCAACAACATCTGCTTCGCCGTCCACATATTTCTCTACATCTCTAGATGATAATGCTCTTTGGTAGTTCTCTAAAAATTTTTTAAATACTTGAGACCGTAATCGTCTCTTTTCTATGTGGAGATATTCTAATATAGCTTCTATTTCTTGTAATTGATTGAAACGGTGTTCCACTTGTCCTGGCATTGCGGCACTGTTCTTTTCGAGATTGCCCCATATACCAATTTCTTTTTTAGCTTGATCTAACTCAACAGTATAGTGTTGTATACACTCTGGTATTTTAGCGATGCTTAAACTTACTGTGGAGTACCAACTCATTCTTCCTCGTAGTATTTGTTAGCTGTTTCTTCGTCTTCATCTTCGGCTAGAACTGCTTCTATGGCCTGTTGTAATTTTTCATCAAATTCACCTGACGATTTAATTACCTCTGGATCAACGTCCATGTCAACCAGTGTTTTAACATAGTCCACAGCACAATCCACTTTCATTCTCTCTGGCAGATAGTTTGAAACTGTAATCCAAATTTCTTCTATTTGCTCTTTATTCATCGACTCCATCTTTCTCAATTTCCTTTTCGTCTACTGGTTTTTTGTTAGCAACGTCATGGAATTCTGCCATAACTATGTCTAATTTATCTCCAGTCCAATTTTTTCGGAACTCTACGATTTCTTTGCCTTTAGAGTCTACATATTTTAATCTATTACCTGTTTGTTTCAACAGACCTTTTTTCTCAAACAGTTCTACAAGTCCGCTATATGGATTCATTCCAGTCTCGTACGGAATCTTAACCTGTACTGATTCAAAAGGTTTGGCATAACGAGTTTTCATAACTTTACAAGCGGCTCTAATACCTCTCACGTCAGTTACTTTGTTGCCATCTTCGTCCTCTTTTAATTTCAATTTCTTCATTGCAATCACAATAGAACTTGCATAGATGAAGCCTTGTCCGCCTGATATCTTGTCATCCGGATCAAACATATCTTGAGATGCGTATGTGTGATTGGTTGCTATCAACCCTACATTATATGATCCAAACATGTTCACAGTGTTACGGACCAATGAAGTTAGTGCTTTAGGTTTTCTACCCATGTCACCTTTCATGTCTCCTGCTTCAAATTGATTTACATCTGTAGGTGTAAGCATCATGCCCAATGAATCAATTACAAATAATACTTTTGGAGCATTTTCTTTGTCGTCTGCGTGTGCTTCCTTGTAACCTTTCATAAACTCTGACATAGTCTTTGCTACATCATCGATCATAGACATGTTAAGTTTTAACAACTTATCTTCTGATGTATCTACTTTTAATGCCTGCAACCATTTTTCGTCCAGTGCATTCTCTGTGTCAATCAGTATCACATAGATACCTTGTTCTTGAGCATTCTTAATAATATTACCTGATGCAATATAAGATTTACCTGCTCCAGATTCACCTGCTAGGACTGATACTTTGCCTAGTGGAATACCCTTGTTGAAGTCTCCTGAAATAAGATAGTTCAGTGCAAAGTTGCCTGTACTGATCCAATCTGTGGGATCGTTGAATCCTAAACCTAAGCCTTGGATTGATTTTGTAATACTTTTTCTAAATTTTGATATATCAAATGGTTTTGTCATAATGTGTATATATTAGCACCAAGTAGTCACCCTGTCAATAGAATGACTACTTGGTAAAGGGTTTTTATTTGCTTTGTCTTGATCTAATGAGTTTCAGAATATCTTCAGCTCTTTTAGCACTGTCACCTGCTGGTGCAGTAGTTGCCTCTGCTGGCGCTGGTGCTGGTGTTGCTGTAGTTTCTGTGTTCACTGCTGGTGCTACAGTAGCCGCGGTAGCTGGTGCTACAGGAGCCGCTGTTGTATTAGATGCACTTGCGGGTGAACTGTTAGTAGATGCTGATGGTTGATAAAACATACCTGCTGGTTTGTAATACTGTCCGTATTTTTCCAAATCATATGCTTCACCTTCAACAGATTTTTCAAATAATTCTTTGATTATTTTTACTTCTGCATCTGTTGGTTCTTTAGGTCTAAAGTCGTTAAGATTATGCAAACTGTGTTTATCAATTGCCGCTCTTTCCGCTTCGTCTAAAGCTCTTTCTCTTCTTGACCATTTGGAAGTTGAATAGTCAGCATAACCACCTTTTGAGGTTTTAGTTATTCTGAAATCCACACCTCTCACCGAATCAGTTGGTAATTCTTCCATTTCTGGATCCATTAATGCTGATCTAATGATGTTGAAGATTTGAGGTCCAATAATAAATCTTCTAATTGGATTCTCTGGTGATTCTTCAGCCAGTGGATTGTTTAGAACAAAACCTTGAAAGATGTATGATTTCTTTTTCCAATATTTTCTGCCCATGTCTTCCATCGACTTGTCTTTGAACCACGGTCTTACTTCAGTCAGTACTGGACAAGTTTTTCCGTACATTTCCATACACGGTACTTGTACCTGCACTGGTCTTGAATCTGCCTGTCCTTTAATTCCAGCGAAAGGCAATTTGATCATTGCTCTCTCTGTCCAGAAAAAAGTGTTGTTTGGATCTTTGTCAGGTAAGAAACGTACTACTGCTTCCTGTCCTTCTTGTATGTTCCAATGTGGGTAGATGGCGTTGTCTCCGCCTGTGTTAGAAGTGGAGCGATTCACCTCTGTAGATTTTAACTTCGCTCTTATCTCTGCTAGTGTTGCCATAATGTAAGCCTCCTTGTTTGCCTATGTTTAGTTGTTTGTTTGTCTGCCTAAATGTATATTAGACATATAGTACATAATATACACACTTATTTATCTTATGTCAAATGAAATATTAAAATTTATCAAACCACCAATGTTTGGTTTTTTCTTTACGGTTGATGTTCTTAACGTGCCACCACACAGCATTTGGATCAAAATTAGGTTTGTGCTGTGCATTATCGCCATGGTCCATCCAGGTGTTTGGAAAATTATCACCAGATTTACCAAATTTACGATACAGTATCAGTTGATCCCATCCATTCTCATATCCTCCTGCTCGTTGTAGATAGCAATCTCTTTTAGAGTATTAACAGTGTCAGGGTTATTATTAAACAGCACAGAAGCGGCCAACATTTTGAACTTCTCTTTTTTATGTGTGTGTCTCCAGATACCCAACACAGAATTTTTAGATGACAAATTAAAAGGTTGATTCTGGCGAGTGTCAGCGTCCTGTAACAGCACACTGTCGTGGCCTTTTATTAATGTGTGTATGTGTCTTAGTCTGATAGTCTGACAAAATGTTGTGTAATCAAGGGTGTCTTCTATAGGTTGTGGTATGATCTGTATGTCTTGTCCTTTAAAGAATTCTTCCCATGCACCTGGTCCTATGGCTATAACACTCTTGCAATCAAAATTATTTTTTAAGGATTGTAACAGGGCGGTCACGTAGTGTCTGTAATTCCAATCTGCGGAAGTTACAAGATGTATGGACATTAATGTGGAGTTTTATTACTGGATGTTAGCTAGGTGTTTGATTCTATCTAAATCTGTGTTGATCTTCTCTGCTTCTGCTTGGTCTTTCGCTATTTCCTGATCTTTGTCATCTGCTTCATCATCTGGATCTCTGATCACCATGTCTGGAGCATGGTCTTCGTTTCCAATGTTAGACAGTTCTTTGATTCTGTCCAGTTCATTGTTGTCTTCTGACTCGGGCTGTTCGAATTTTGACTGCATCTTCATTGCAATTGCATCGTACTCTTCCTGTGCGGCCAGCAATGCTTCATCGTGCTCCGCACCTCCTGGTTGTATCACGTAAGTTGCATACTCGTCATCCACTTTGGCATTGCCTTCGTATTCTGATTCACCCTGCAGTGAGTTTGGATCTACTTGACCATTTACCGCTTTGTAATGTATCTTACCATAGGCTGTCTCGCCGTCATCGCCTGTGAATTCGTATTCAAAAGAGCCTTGATAATCATCAGAGTCTTCGTTAAAGAAAGTTTCTAATTGCATTCCTGCTCGTTCGATAGCATCTTTAAGAGTGTATTCTGTATCACCTACAGTGAACTTATCACCTGGTCGCATTCCAGCCGCTTTGGCCTTGTTGACTGCTTGAGCGAATTCGTTGCCTTCGGTTGCTGTTTCTTCTTCTTCCACAGGTTGTTCTGCGGATTCTACTCGACTATTATTATAATCTATCATCACCCAATCTGCGTACCAAGTAGAATTTTCTAATTCTTCCTGCTGTTCTGGTGTTAGGTCTGTGCCATCGATAAATTTAGCGTCAGAGATGGGAGCAATAAGATCTCCGTAATCCTGCATGTCGTATTCGATGGTGGATTCGTCCACTTCCTTGCCGTCAATGATCATTGGTTGATCTGTGTTTTCTTCAACCGGTTGTTCTGATGAATCTACAATATTGTCGGCCCATGATTCAAATTGTGCTTCAACATCTTCTTTGGCTTTGCCCTGTCTGTCTTTTTTAGGGTTGCCAAATTCTGCTGGATCCTGTCTCACTTGACCTGCATACTCTGGATCTTGTTGAATTTTTTTATAGTCGTCCACATATCGTTTGGCCAATTGAAATGCAATTTTTTTATTTGCGATGTAATCTTTTGTAACGTCAAAGAACGGTGTGCCTTCTCTGCCAATGTCGTTGGCTATTTGAGAAGCAAAGTTTGCTACTCTGTCTTGGTCGGGAGTTTTAGTTAACATTCTTGAAGCAATGTCGCTTAAGATAGAACTTAACATTCCGTTTTTTGTTGTGAATTTTGTACGTTTCAACATGGCATCTGCTGAATCATCTTTTCTAAGTACCAATTTGTTTTCTGGATCAGACAGATATTGCTGTACCAAAGGTGCCGCATTTACCGGAGCAGGAATCTCTGCATCCTTGGCTGAAATAGGTGCATCCATTTCTGGATCTGGTATCTCATCTTCTGGTTTGTCAAATTCTTGCATGATAGAGTGTAGTAATGGTAGAGCAGATTCAACTCTGTCATCCATGTGTTTTAATGTGAATTTTTCTCTCAAAGAATCTTTAGTAGCATCATCCAGTTCTGCTATTGCGGAAGGTTGGAAAGTTTCTTTGATTGCTTCGTAATTTTTTTGTTTGGAAAGTCCTTTAACATACTTTCTCATGGTTTCTAATTTCATTTTTGCTTTTTCAATGATATCACCAGCTGAATCATTCAACTGATCCTTGTTGGCTGTGTATCTAGAAAATGAATTTAGTTGTGCAATTTGTTCGCTCACTCCCACAATGTGCTTACCAAAATCGTCATGTGGTACGCCACCGTTTGCAACGTGTCGAGCCATGGCCCTTGCACCTGCTAGGTGTACTAGTGGATACTTGAATCTCTCACCATCGGAATTTTCAACGTATAGAGAATTAATATTTCTTGTTCTGTCTCCAGGTATGTTCTCGTCCACTGCTTTGGAGTGACGGATAATCAATCGAGTTTTATCTAAATTCTCAAATGAACTTTTAGAAGTGCCTGTTAGCCCTTCTGCTAGACCTGATAATTTAACTATTCTATTAAGTTCTTCTGACATATCTGCTGTATTTACCGTTTGATTCGTGTCTGCAATATTCTTAAAATCCTGTTTTGTTAGGCTAGATTTAGTAATATCTCGCACATCGAAGCCCAATTGATGTGTTACAGCAAAGTCTTTTAATTCTTTAAGGAAAGCATACCATTCTGTTTTATCGTCTTCTTCTAATTTTTCTATCAATCCTTGGTTGTAGAATACTTTGACACTCTCACCGTCTGCTAAACTGATAGAAACTCTTCCAAATGAATCACCTTCTTCCTGAAAATCAAAGTCAAAAAACACAGCATCGCCAGGATCAGCTGACGCTTCTCCCATAGCATCACCTATCTGTATGTTGCTGAATTTGCTTCTTATTTTGTTAAACAAGTCATTGGATGTTTTTGATGAAATCATACAGTATTTATTTAAACGCCTAGATTAGCAAAAATTGGCATGGGTGCTGTCCATTCAGAACTTCTGTTGGTCCATTGCTCAAATATCTTAGGATCAAAGTCTGCTAACACTTTCATCATACGAGTCATTAACAGTGCCGACGACACAAGGTCATCGTGTTCACCGGGTTTACCCTTAAATGATACCCCCGAAGCAACAAAACTCTTTAACTCTGATATTAGAGCTTTAGAGTTAATTTCCATTTTATTGTTTTCAACCAGCTCTTTAAACTTGGCACAAGCATCAATTTTGTGCTTGGCAGTGGTGTTAAATCCTCTTCTAAATTTTCTACGATGACCTTTCCTAATAGGTTCTGACAGGAACGAGCCCATTATGTTTTCCTCACCTATGTCCATGACCCTGTTTAGAGCCGCTTCTCCCAGTGTGTTGTTTTCCATAGAATAGAATATGCTGGGTTGTGCTTGGGAATCTTGTTCCATTATTGTGTCATGGATATACTTGGTTATGGATTGTAGAATTCTTATCTGTTGATTGGCAGGCGTGGTGTTATGATGCCATTCCCCCACCTGTTTAAATGTGGGTAATTCAAATATCTGTATAGCTGAGTAATCGCCTCCAGAGCCCAGCGAAGGATCCAGCGCCACCATGTAGGTGTGTTTGGGTTTGGGTTTTGCATACCAACGCACTTGACCTTGATTCCAAATAGGATCTTTGCCTTCCATTTCAATAAGCCTCATACTGGATATTAGAGTTTCGTCGTAGATTAAAAATTCACATTCGTGCTCTCGTCTAAATCGTTCTGTGCCAATTCTAGATTTCTCAGCCGCGGCCCACACTTCGTCTCGATCAGGATGTTCCGACCAGTGTGCTTTCATGGCATAGAAACCATTAGTACCTGTTACTGTGTCATTGCCAAACTCGTCAATTCTTTTTAGTGCTTCTTTCCAAATAAGAGCGAACTGATCTT